ATAAATACAGTGTTCACGTCTGCAAAAAATGTGGCATTGTTGCTTCCTATAATGACGGTAATACAAATAAGACGTATGCAAATGCTGATTTTACGATTCATTTATGTAAAAATTGTAATAATACTACACATTTTGCAAAGGTAGAAGTTCCTTATGCATATAAACTCATGGCACAGGAATTACAAACGATCAATGTAGTTCCTAGATTGATAACAGCGGAGTAAATACGTATATGCGTGAAACAAAAAATATATTTCCTATATATATTTTTTATTGTATGGCAGATGAAACCGAAATAAACGATGTTCGTGAATCGGGTGCATTCAAAGGAATATCTTTTTCAAAATACAAAAAAACAGAGGTTAGAAATCAGATGTTAGAGAACATTACCAAAGGTAAAATCGAGCCGGCCTGTTATTGGTGTGCAGAATTAATATGCGCAGGTCATTATACCGACGTCTGGGAATCCATTCTTTATTTCACCGGAAAACACATTCATTTAGGAAACCCGAAAATAGTATTGTATTTACAAAATCGTTTCGAAATATTCAAAAATATTGTATCTCAAGGCCATTTTTTAAACGAACTTCAACTTCGAAATAATCCAACTATTCGGAAACTTTTTGCCGAGGTTATTTCGACGGTAACTCTGTCGAACAAAAAAAACAGTTTTGAATCCATAAAAATAAACAGAATAGAAGAATTTGACATGACACAAATGACAGAGCGATTAAAAGCACCAGATACAAGCTACATTGAGCCAATACTTAAAAAAGAAGATCCGAAAGAATTATTTATACCAATCAATGAATTTCTCTATCATATTTCACCGAACAATAGAAATATGTTGTCCGCCTGTTATTGGATAGAATGGATGGTCGAATTTGATATGATTTGCAAAAAACGCAAAGAACCGGTTTATTGTCAAAGACGTAATTTTGTAAACGTGGAAAAGAAATTTACTCGAGACATTATATGGATTTTGTGGGATGGTCTTATCCATTACAGTAAAGAATTAAAAAACGCGTTCATAGAAAAACTAATGCAGGGGTTAATTGACATATTTTCAATAAGATACACAACCGCGTCTTGTAAAAAAAGAAGATATTTGCTGTATTTTGCAGTTTCACTTTTAACTGAACCAGTACCAACCAACATAGAACTTGTATCAAAAAAAGATATTATTGAAAACGTAGTCAACAAAATCAATCAGATTTATAAACAAATCAAAAAAAACGAAGACAGTCCAAACACTGACTATTTGTTCGCAAATATGGAAAAACAAAACACATTTGAAAAATCCATGAAGCAAATGGAGCTTGTCAATTCAATCCATTTTACTTCGCCTAATTCAAATAGTTAAACATATATTTCAATATTTTTGAAATATATATTCGTAATTGTTTCATTAAAAAGCAGAACCAAATGCACCGCCCAACAATGTGTTCGCTGCCATAGGACCGCTCATCATAGAAGGTCCGCTATAACTTCCTCCACCCATCATGTCTTCCATAAGAGAATTTTGCTTCGAAGTAGCAACCGGTGCAGGAGGATACATGTTACCCTGCATAGATGAATCATCTAAATAATCCGCCTGACTCATTACATGAGTATTGGAAATTGGTTGACTAAATCTTACATTTTTTTTAGCTTGTGTCGTACGTTTTGAATCGGTAGATGGACCTTCCCATAGTTCAACCAATCTATCGAATAATATATTGACTTTCATTCCTATTTTTGTTTGAATACTGAGTACGAGAACTAAGAATGCAAGTATAACATTTGTTAAAACTAGGTTCTCGTATTTGAAACCGCTATATGTAGGAAAATAAGTGATCGCTCTGTGAATAACTATAATTCCGCAAAACATGATTACCAATTGTATCAATATTTCAGCTAAAAGTTCTAAACTGCTATTATCAGGATCAGCATCGGGAATGAAACGTTGAATACTTTTATTCAATATAACAATTGGCACTACACCCATGACAGAATATTGAATAACGTTTAATATCTCGGCTTTTCCCTCTTCTGTTGTAGAAAATACATGAGATAAAAAACTTTTTTTATAACTATCTTTTGCTTCTTGTAAAATTTCCATTATAGAATTGCCTTAGAAAATATAAATAAAATTGTTTCTAAATAAGAATGAACAGTAACGCAAATAGTGAATATTTGAAAATAACAATTTAGAGAATTAACACTAAAAACCGTATAATTGAAATGAGTGCAGCAAACGCCGCAGCTAGAAAAAGAAGGGCCGCTCCCGATAATACTCCATCTACTGTTTCTCGACCAAATCAAATCAGTTCTCAAAATACTCCTCCTAATCCTCTTCCATCACAAACAAACGGACTTACATTACAACAAGTAATAACATTAATCGACTCACGTTTAGTAAAATTAGAAAGTTTTGTAAAAGAGTCCTCGGATAAGAACACTTCTATTTCTAGTGGTTCTAATTCAAATCAACCAAAAAACCGAGAACTTGAAATTACAAACAATGATATTGTATTTCAAGAAGTAGATCGTCGATTTGAAATATTAGCTACTGAAATTAATAATTTAAAAGATATGATGTTGAAATTACAAACATTTACAATGGAAGTTAATAAAACACTCATGGAAGAGCGCGTGCGCGTTTTTTCAGACATTGGTCATATAACTGCTAATCCAGTAAATAATACAATTGATAATTTCTTTTTATCAGATAATATATTGAATGATAACCAAGAAATGTCAAGTATCGATTTGAGAAATTTGGCTGATGAAGAATTAAACAAATAAATATAATTGATTTAAATAAATAAATAATAATATTAATAATAAATTAATATTATTTATATGGAAGAAGATTTTGCACGTAAAATCGAGAATATAAAAAACAAGTTTTATGAAAAACAAAGCAAGAATGTATTTTTTACTTCAACTCAAAAACTAACTCTTGCTAATAAAATTGCCTCTTCTATGAGCTTGGATGATTTAATTAATAAAACAGTTTACAGTATTCGTCATACAAATAAGGTATATATAGATTATACAATATTCAAGTTATTTGCGAATCCATCAAATTACACTGATATAGTAAAAATATTATTGGAAAAGTTTTCTGATAGTATAAACACTTATGGTTCATTTGAGGCACATTTTAATTTAGATTCTTTTACTATTTCAGGTTGTCATAGATACAAAGAAGTAATATTGGCTTTTATGAATGAGTGCATGAATCATGAAACAAAATTTTCAGAATGTTTGCATCTTATGCATATTTATAATATGCCGAATGTGTTTGACAATATACAAAAAATTTTGATGCCATTAATTGATGAAAGAGTAAAAAAGAAAATTGAATTACATAATAAAACAGAAAGTGCTGCATTACTAACTGCACTTTTATCTTAATACCAAAAATTTATATAGAAAAACCCTCTATATAAATCTTATTATACCATGAACATCGCAATCAAAAACTCGGATAAGGCCGATAAATTCGCCTATATTTTTCAAAATATGAAATTGTTCACGGAACAAATCAATGTACTTTTCGAAGAAAAACGCGTATATATCCAGGCCATGGATACTGCGCGCGTCTCTATTTTCGAGGTTGAAATCGATTCAACATGGTTTGATACATATACAAAAACGAATAATGCAAACATTTGTCTAGGATTGAATTCTACTTTATTTTATAAAATTCTAAATACCCGAGATAAAAGCCAAGAATTGAATATATTATTTAATACAGAGGATTCAGATCAGCTAGAAATCCATTTTCATAGTGAAAACAAAGCAATTTTCGATAAATATTTTGTAATACCATTAATGAATATCGAAGAAGAACTCTTGGCAATTCCCGAAAATGATACTCAGGCCGAAATTTCAATCAACTCCGCCAGTTTTGCAAATATAATATCACAATTAAAACTTTTCGGGGATACCATAGACATTTCTTGTTCAGAAGACAAAATCCTATTTTGTTCGAATAGTTCCGACTCAGGAAAAATGACGGTTGAAATCAAGATAGACGACATAGACGCATTCTCAATCAACGACGGCGAGAACGTCAATCTCTCTTTCAGTTTGGCTCATTTGCACAACATATGCACTTATCATAAAATTTGTAAAGACGTAGAAATAAAATGGATCAATGAATATCCCATGCAAATTATTTATAAAATCGATGATTCCCTAATAAAATTGCAATTTTACCTCGCACCCAAATTCAACGAAGATTAAAATTATGCAGTCAACCGCCATTTTCGGTTTGTTACGATAAACAATCTCATATTTTTTATTGTAAAACATCAATATTTTTCTCGTAACAATTCCCAAAAAAGAAATAGGCCAACTTTTGAAAAATGGACATTTTAAAAATGTCCAAAATGAAAAAAAACGAAATTAAATTTTTGGGAAAAGTGAATTTACTCGATAATGCAGCAAAATCCAAAAAAATACGCCAAATTTTGTTAGCATAAGATTTTTTCGGAAAAATGACCCGGCTATTTTCTGTCAGTATTTTATACTGACATTTTACTGACAAAATGCTAGCTTGTTCATATGAAAAAAATGTCCAAAATTTTAATTGCGAATGTTGTAACTATATTACGAGTAAAAAAAATAATTTTACAAAACATTTAGCAACTCAAAAACATATATTAATGCTGTCATACTGCGAAAAACAGAGGTTGGTAGCCAAACCAAAAATGCAGTGTCTATGTGGTAAAACATATCAGCATCGCCAAAGCTTACATACACACCGAAAAACCTGTTCATATGTTATGCAAAATAACAACTCTAAACTGCAGCCAAATACACCCGATACCACTGAAAATGTTCCTTTATCCAGCGATTTGTTGGTAGAATTAATACGTCAAAATAAGGAACTCCAAAATGTTCTCGTTGAACAAAATAATAAAATCATAGAAATGTCCAAACCGCAATTCGTGATTAATAATACCACGAACAATCAGTTTAATTTACATGTATTTTTGAACGAACAATGCAAAGACGCGCTCAATATCATGGATTTTGTTAACTCTCTACAGTTACAGGTTAAAGATTTCGAAGCAACCGGTCGACTCGGTTTCGTGGAAGGAATATCTCGCATTATTGTGAATGGACTCAAACAAATCGATGTACATAAACG